AACCCAATTATCTCTTTTGGATTCTTGGATTAATGGCGTTTGGTATGAACTTAAATTAATAATATGTATGTTATCACTCATAAACTATAAAAGTATTTGCAGTTGTATTTGAAGTATATTGCCCGTTATTAACCGAGAATGTTACTATCGGTTGGTCAGTGCAAAATATCCTATCACGATAAACGATATTCGTTCCGTCTTTTAGTACCAAATTGTAAAAATGATTTTCAACTAAGGCAACCTCAACTTCCAATGTCGAATAGTAATCACCTTCCGTAAATTCCCATTCCTCAACAACCGTTGTTTCATTCGTTTGGTCATCCGTTATTTCAACTGTATCGAAGTCTGCATTTCGCGGAATTAAAGCGAATGTTTGCGCATTTGTTGAAGTAGTTAAAACTATCATACTTTATTAACTTAAAACAGCTTAAATTGTTTCTTAAATAAAAAAACCCCACCTATAAAGGTAGGGTCTTAAACCTATTATTAACAGACAATTCTAAGAAGTAATTACAATAGCGTCATCAGCACCATCAGTAAAGATAGCTTTCAATCCAGCCTCATCAGCGCAGTCAATGAAGTATGCAGGACTTTTTTCCATTCCAGTGAATGTCAAGTTATAACCGTTGAAGTCACCCATTGCAGTTCCTGAAGATACAGTTCCAGCAGTAACGTCACAACCTTGGTCATAACCAGCTAAAAAGAATTGATGGTCTCTTGTTTCAACAACGATTCTCGGACGTCCGTAAGCTAACAACTTAACGTTTTTATGTGTTACAGCGTCTTGCTTCTTTAATTGAATAGTTAATACTTGCTCAAAGAAAGTAGTCCCGTTGTCTCTTGAAGTTTGGATAGTTTGCTCAAAACCATTTGCACCTTTCAATTCATATTTGTAAAGGTTAATTTGTGTTGCAGTGTACCAAGTAGTAATTTGGTCATCACCATCAAAAACAATGCTTGAAGATAATGTATTCAAATCACCATAGTTAATAAAGTAAATATTTAGAAGTCCTGAAATTGCATCCTTGCACGCTTCTAATCTTCCGTTTGCTATATCGCAGCTCATATCTTATTTTTTTAATGTTAAACAAAAAAGGGTGGCGTATATTTCACCACCCTCGATTATAGTTTAGTTTGATTAATTAGCTGAATTTACGATTCCGTAAGTAACCACGTCGGAAGCAAAACCATATTTAACGTCAGCAGTAAATCGCATAACTACACGTACATTTTGTGAGCCGTCCAAATCACCCATATCCAAGACACGGCACTCATTCATCTCATTCATCAAACCTGTCGCAAAAAACAAGTTTGAAGTTTGAGAAAGTAAAGCAGTGTTAGAAGCAAGTCCGTTAGCTAAGAATATTTTAACACCGTCAAAATACAAGTCATTCAATACTTGGTTAGTTCCTTTGTTTTCGTAACCGTTAGCACCTACACCAGCAGCAGCAAAACCACCCAATGCACGAACGTAAGCTCTGTAAATGTTGTTAGAAACATAAAGAGTTAAATCTTCTTTTCCGTACAAAGCAGCAGGTAAAGCATCAACGATAGAACCTAATTGTGCAATAACGTTTGTAGCATCAACAGTAGTACCAGCAATTTCTTGTGCAGCTGGTAAAGCAGCATCAGTAGTTAATTGTGTCATGATACCAGCAAATTGTCCAGCTGTTGCGTTAACACCTCTCCAAATTGAAGTCTCCATTCCAGCAGCAACTTTCTCAGCAGCGTGTGCGATTAAGAAATCAGCGAATGATTTTGGCAATACATCGAACGCAGAATAACCCATTTGGATAGCATCCCAGTCAGCTCTAAAGTCAGACTTACATAATTGTAGGTTAACTTGGAAAGACTCAGGCTGTAAAATTCTTTCTGTTAAAGTTACAGTCGAAGTTGGGTCAAAGTCGCAAGTAGCGTTTTTGATGATGTCATCAGTAGCTACTCTTTTGATAACTTGCTTGTATTTAACGTTAGGCATGATAGTAATTCCGCCTTTTTCTAAGGTTGGAGCAGACAATAAAGCTGCAGCAATATACTTACCTGCGAATTCTCCAGCGTAAGTAGTTGTAATTGATTGTGTTGTACTCATTTTATGAATTTTTTAAATTATTTATACTACTGTTAATGTAATTGCTCCAGCAGCAGTTCCCAATCCGAAAACATACCAGTTAGAACCGTCACCATGTAATTCTACGAAGTCACCGATTGTGTCAGCAGAAGCTGAAAATGTAATCGTGTTTTCGTCTGCTCCCGGTACGTTAACGCTGTTCACGATAACACCACCTTGAATTTTGTTTGAAGCTGCTTTAATAGTCCATGCAGTAGTAGCGAATAATGCACCAACTACAAACTTATAAGATTGACCAGCTCCGTCAGCAACAGCAGGAAGTGTAATTTGCGCACCTGCAGCAGCGTTAAGAATAAATACTTTACCGCTATCTTCAGCAGTTAAAGTTGTTGCACCTGTCAATGTTTCAACTACGCCTACTTGACGTAAAACATCGTTAGATACTGATGTGAATGTTGTACTCATTTTTTTTTGTTTTTTAAATTATTACTTATTTAGTTTATTTAATACTGAATCCATAATTGTGCGACTTCTTTTAGTTGCAAATTTTACGGCTTCAACTTTATTCTCGTTTTCAGGGTTAAAAGAAATTGGTTTAATTTCTTCGTCGGATGAAAGTTCAACTTCTTCTTTAACCTCTTTTAATTTGCTTAATTCAGCTTTTAAAGTTTCGTTTTCTTCTTTTAGTTTTTCTATTTCAGAAAAGAAAGTTTCTTTAACTACTGATTCGATAGTTTTCTTAGCAGTTGGTTTTGAAGTTTCCATTTCTTCCTTTTTCTCGGTTTCAACTTCTACCTCAGCCTCTGGCTCTTCAACTTCTTTTTCTTTAACTTCGGAAATAACACCCTCTTCTACAACGATCAACATACGTCCATCTTCGAACTCATATTCACCTATCGGCAAAGGAATTTTTTGTTCGTCTTCCGTTACGATAAATACTTCGTTACCTGCTTCGAATGAGTCTGCTTCTAAGATAGTTACTCCATCCATTAATTTCATTTGCTCAAGTTTTACTTCCATACCGAGCAAAGTTTTGATTTGGTTTATTAAGCTATTTTTCATTTTTATTTATATTAAAGGTTTTTAATATTAGCGTCAATAGCATTTGCCAATTTAAACAAATTAGCAGCTTTTGTTTTTATTCCTTTTGCAAATCCCGGTAAATTAGTAACAGATGCTGGAGCTTGCAATCCTAATGCTTTGGCTTCGGTAATTGTGCTATTTGCATCTTTAATAAAAGTTTCAGAAAGTACATTTAAAGATTTCCCTAAATTGTTTAAGCCAAGTTTTGCATCGTTTATAGCTTTTACATATCTTGAAGCTTCATTTGATTTAGCTAATAAATCAGCGTATTGTTTTTCAATTTCTTGAACTGATTTAAACATTGCCAATTCAACTTCGTGTTTTTCCAATTCCACTTGATTAGAAAATAGTTTTTCGTAAACTGCTTTTTGTGTGTTCATTTTTATAACGTTTAACTTATTAACTTTTAAATTTATACTTGTTCCTTTTTTATCCGTTTTGACGTACTATCGTTCTCACTCCGTTTATTTCTGTAATCGTTACATTTTGTGGCGTTACACTCGCTGTTTTGCCTATCCCTTGAGCTTGTAAACTACCGTCGCAACATTCCTTAGAGTATTTTCCGTCTTTACATAAACAACCTCTTTTGCCACCGCGAGGACTTACTTTGCTTAGTGTTTTTTCTGCCATGTTATTTATTTCTGATTTGTTCTAACTTTCTTTGCGCCCACTCAACTCCAGCATCGCCACCCCATGCAAGCCACATTAAACGACCGCAACCATCACCTAACTCCTTTTGTGAACTTTGTCTATGTCGCTCAAAACTTGCCATTCGTGAAATTGTATCTTCGCTGATATTTTCTCCGTTTGCTAATTGGTTTGCTCTTGCTTTTCCTACGGGCGTACCACAATCACCCCACCCATTTTCTTCAGCGTATCGTAAAGCTATCTTTGCGTTTTCAGTTGCTTCTTTTGGATAGTCATTATAAGTTTCTAAATTGTATTGTTCGTCTTTTAGTATTAAATCACGAATAGCATTTATCAATCTATCCTCTTCGGTTTCTTGTAAACTCATTTCGTATTTGTCAACAAAGTACCCCTCAATGCTGAATCCTTTTACTTCACCAGCTTTTACCTTGTTCCAAATCTCATCGTTGTTTACTTTCATTGAAATCATCCACGTTCCTTTCGGTAAATTGAATCCGTATTTTGCTGACTTGTCTTGTTTCTCATCTTCTATTATCCAGCTTTCAACAACTGACATACCGTCTAACATTTTCTTTTCATGTTCTAACGTGGCGTTGTTTTGGTTGGCTCTCATTAAGAATAACTCCGATGCTTTGCGTACTGTTTCCTCACTAAAATAAATATAGAACTCTTTGTCTCCGTTTTTACGGTAAATCTGTTTGTTAGGAACTAAAGCCGCACCCATTAAAATGCGTTTCTCTCCGTCAACTTCTTTAAGTTCTACTTCGTGTTTTTTTAAGGCTACAAAATTCTCTTCGATTGCTGGGCTTTCAACAACTGAAACCGCATTGATACCGCTTTCGATTTTATTCTCATCAATTAGCAGTTCTATAATTTCCATCTTTGCCATAACTATCTAACTTATAATGTTGCGTTTTGTACTCTATTTCTATCTAATGACTGAGCCGAAGTAACCTCACCACTTACAACATACGCCTTTGTTGGCTGTTGCTGTAATGTTGCTAATTGATTTACGCCACTTGTTCCGATAGTTTGAAATTGAGGTGGCATAGCACCACCACCAGCACCACCGCCCCCACCACTTGGGTTTGGAGATGGAGGAGGGCTTCCCCCACCCAAAGTTTTTAAAGCTTTTGCAGTTGCTGCAATATTAGCAGCGATTCCAATACCTGTTGAAATATTATTCATGGCTATAATTGGAGCCGCAGTTCCAGGAACTAAAATATTTGCAGGCGAAGCTAAAGCCCCTGCGTTTGCTATTTTATTTGAAATAATCATTTTTGCAATGCCTATTGCGCTTTCTGCAATTACAGCCGCTTTTTGTACTCCTTTTTGTTTTTCAAATACACTCGCGATTAATTGAACGCCTTGTAATGCCGTGTCTAAACCTTGTTGTTGAATAGCTGCTTTCTGTTGTTGAACTGCTAAAGCGGCTTGTATTTCTTTTTCAGCTGCTTCTTTATCCTTAGCCTCTTTTTCTTTTCGGTATTTGTCCTCGATTAAACCTAAATCAATTTTTTGTTGTTCAGTAAGTTGCTTTTCAAGTTCAGCGTTTCCATTGGCTACTGCAAATTTATCCTCATAAGATTTTACTAAGTCTGCAATCTCTTTTTCTTGTTGTGTTTGATTTAAAGATTCTTGCAATTCAAATTGTTGATCCTCTAAAGCAATTCGTTTTTCGTTGGCTTCTTTAATAGCTGCTTGTTCTTTTTGTCGCGCTTCCTCTTTTTGTTTATAATCAATCTCTTGGTATTTTAAACGGACTCCATTCAATTCGTTTGCTTGTGCTATTTCAAGTTGTGAGGTGTCTTTTCCGTGTTTTTGAAACAATGCAATTTGTTCTTTATATTTTTCTGTAATTGCATACTCTTCATTTTCTTGGTCTGTTCTTAACCTTGCAGCATTTTGCTCCTTAGCTTGTTTGTTAAATTCTTGAATTTGTTTTAATTCATTTTGTATTGCTTCCTTTTGAGCATCATAAGAACTCTTAGCAGCATCTTTTTTGTCTTTTATTTCTTGGGTTTGCTCTTGTTTTATTTCAACGCGTTGCTGTCTTTTTAAATCAATTAATTCAATTTTTTCTTTTACAGCGATTTCACGCATTTCCTTTGCTGATTCTCCAGCTTTTTTAACAAGCTCACTTTGTTTTTTTATAACCTCTTCATCAGCACCATTCGCCCTCATTGACATTAAAATATCTTGTTCACGCAAATATGTTGATTTGGCTAATTCTTTGTTTTTATTAGCTAATGCCAATTCTTCCTCAGCATGTTTTATTGCCAACTTTCGCAACTCTTCTGCGCTCGCTCCAGATGCTTTGGCATAATCCTCTTGAAATTTATTTGTTTTCTCTAATCGTGTTGCTGAATTCTTTAAAGCTTCATTCTGTTTATCTAATGCTTTGTTGTGATTTTTAACTGATTGTGACGCTCTCTCCGTTTCAGCCGCTTGCGATTTAAAGTATTTTATTAATGCATAACCTGCCGCTATCAATGCCGTTATAGCTACTACTACCGCACCTATCGGATTGGCTGCCATTGCCGTATTCCATAACCATTGACCTGCTGTTACAACTTTTTGAACAACAGAATACTGCATTGCCTTTGCACCTAAATTTTTAAACGCCCGTCCAGCATCTTCCAAGCCTTCAAGTCCTTGTGCTAAAGCCATTGCAGACTGAACTTTTAGCATAGTTTCTTGTAGCTTTTCGGATTCAACACCTATTAAACCCAAGCCACCTTCAACAGCACTAAAACCACTTGCCACGGCAGACATTGCCTTTCCCATAGCAATAAAAGCTCCCTCACCTTTATAAGATTGAAGTAAGTCGTTTGTGTCTTCTATTTGATCTTTTAAACCTGCTGCTTTTTTTGCCGCTTCTGCTGCTTGTTGTGATGTTTCACCGTATGCAGCTGCAACTTTTTGTAATTCAATAACAGCTTCTTTGTATTGTTGTTTAAGGGTTTTACTATTATCCTGAATTTCTAACTCAATTGTTCTTTTTTCTGCCATCGTGTTTTCTTTTCACTTGTTTATAAATCTTTTTTAAATTGGAAGTGTATTCGTGTTTTCCTTTGGCAATATCCACTATTTCACTCACGTTAAAAAAGTCATCCGTTTTTAAAAGTTCTAATATCTGTGCTATCATTCTTGTACTATAATTATGTCTTGCGTTAATAAAGTTCCTGCTGTATTAAAATATGATACTACTACTGTAATCACTTGAACGGAACTTTCTTCTGTAATTAGATTTAATCCAGTTTCTGTAATTATTGGATTCGTGTTTTCGGCTAATATCTTTGAAGTTGTGTTTGGATTTGCAGGAATACACACCTCAACTAACTGATTTTGGTAAATTGTACTCGGAGTAATTGTAACACCCGAAAAAGAACTTGTAATTGTAGCGTATGCACTTCCATTTACAAAAGGTATATTGATATCTAAACATTGCGCACTTGAATCAGGATTAATAGGCTCTTGCGCTATCAATGGTCGGAAGTCTAAATACAAACTGAAATTCACCTCACCAGTTGTAAGGTTACTTTTCATTTCGTTTATAATGTATCTCTTATCACGAATTATTAGTCTATCGTTTAATCTAAGCGATGTTAATAGGCTAATTGGTAAAACAGTCTTAACCGTTACTAAACGTTGCTTTAAATCGAATAAATTAGATAAATACGGAAAGTAATAAGTATAATATAATCCGTTATTTATTGTTTCATTGTGTATTATGCTGTTATCTGCTCCAAAGTTTAAACTGTATTTCGTGTTTTGGTAGGTTAAATCTTGACCAAATAACATATACGAATCTATATTGTCGTAATTAACGCCATTGTAAAATCTTATGTCATGAGGTAATGAATCGCTTTCGCCATACATATAAAGCAAACAAGGCTTTGGAGTGTACGCTTGATAGTTTTCGTTGAGTGCATATCCTAAAATTGCGTAATCGTTGCCACTAACTGAACGTTGGAATAATAAATTTTCAAATGGACTTTCAATAGTATATTCTCCACCGTCATAATCAAATTGGTAATTCATATCACCGTATTTTTGATTGTAGGTTTTGAAGTAATTTTTATTTGTAAATGCTTCGCTTTCTTGATATGTGAAATTTATCTTTTTGAATAACGGAACTCTACTTACATCAATTGAATCCAAATCCGTGTTTTCGGTTATATCAACAATAGCTCCTTGACTGTACCATAAATCCAAAGGCAATACTTGATAAACATCTTGCTCAACAGCAACGCAAGTCATGTTGAACTCTTTTAATACTCCCGAAAAGAAATCAGTAATTTTAATGTCGGGCATTACGTTATTCAAATTAACTACTCCAGTAATTGTAGTTGTTAACGTTCCTATTTGAGCTATATTGGTTAATCCTAAACTACTTGTAATTTGATAAATAATATTCATTTCAATACTCGTAGCTTCGGAAGCTCGCACTTTAAAAGTTAGAACCGTATTTAAACCAATCGTGTTTTGAAAAGATACATTTCCATAATCGCCAGTTCCATCCCCAGTTATTGTTTGGCTGTAATTTCCATTTTGAAATACATCGATATAAAAAGTCGGAGTATTTGTTATTGATATAACCTCAAAATAAACCGTGTGAAATTGTACACCAACAGCGTATAAAATATTTATTTGGTCTTGGTAAATATCTACATATTGAGGTAAAGACGG